ATAAATGGCCGAATATACAAATGATTTAAGATTAAAAGAAATAGCAACTGGTGATGAGTCAGGAACTTGGGGAACCAGTACCAACACAAACCTAGAGCTTATTGCCGAAGCTTTTAGCTATTCTACTGTTGCAACCTTTGATTCGGATGCCGATAAAACAGAAACAATAGCAGACGGCTCAACCGACCCATATAGAAGTATTTACGTCAAAGTAACATCTGGCGTATCTTTAACTGCAACCAGAACACTAACAATAGCACCTAATACGGTTTCTAAAATATTTATGATTGAAAACGCTACTAGCGGTTCTCAGTCAATAGCAATATCACAAGGTTCAGGAGCCAACGTAACCATTCCAAATGGTGATGTTAAAGTCATATATACAGACGGAGCTGGAGCTGGAGCAGCAGTTGTAGATGCTTTTGCTAGCCTCAATATTGGTGATTTAACAGCAACCAATATAGCAGGTACTCTTACAACCGCAGCACAAACCAACATAACCTCAGTCGGCACACTATCCAGCCTTACAGTATCAGGTGATTTAACAGTTGATACCTCAACCCTTAAAGTTGATTCAACCAACAACAGAGTAGGTATCGGTACAACAAGTCCTAGAGCTTTACTAGATATAGGTGGTTCAGAAAGCTCTTCTGCTGTTGGTGATGGTAATTTAGTAGTAAAAACAACAACAACTAATAATTCAGCTATCGTTATACAAGAAAATAGTGGTACTGAACAATTTGCTCTTGGTGTTAATGTTGATGGTGATTTTGTTGTAACAAATTCTGGCTCAACTGTTCCATTTGTTATTCAGGACTCAGGCAACGTAGGTATTGGCAACACCTCCCCACAAAGAAGATTGGTTGTTGGTGATGGTTCAGGTTCTGAAATCATGTCTATTTATGCAGGTAATGCTAATTCCTCAGCTTTGCATTTTACCGATACAAATACAGCAACCGACTTTCAAGGCTTTGTAACATATAGCCACGTTGATGATGCTTTAAGATTTGGTGCTGCAGAAGCAGAAGGTATGCGACTAACCTCAACAGGGTTAGGTATTGGTGAAACCAGTCCAGCTGCTAATTTAGAAATAGGTGGAGTTACAGACCCTGATATTTATTTAACTTCATCAAATACTCTATCTACAGGTGCTTTATATTTTGGTGATTCAGGTGGAGATGAAAGAGGTTTTGTTAAATATTTACATAATGGCGACAAATTAGCTTTTGGTACTGCAGGTAGTGAAGTAGGAAGATTTGACAGTTCAGGCAACTTTGGTATTGGTACAACTAGTCCTTCAGATTTATTACAAGTTGGTGGAGATTCAAACGGTATCATTAGAATAACAGGTGCTGGTACAGGAGTTGATTTTGGTCTTAATTGGGCTTCTAACCAAGCAAACATATTTTCAAACACTTCAGATGCTAGATTAACTTTTAAAACGAATGGCTCAGAACGCATGAGGATTGATAGCTCAGGCAACGTAGGTATCGGTACAGATGACCCTCAAAGTAAATTTGAATTACGTGAAGATTCTACTGGATTTGGTGAATTAAGATTAACTAATGCTAGATACAATACCAGTAGTATTGGTTCTGCCATAAGTGCTAGAGGTTATCAAAATGTAGAAGCTGGAAGAATTGAATTTTTGAGATTAAATACATGGAATGAAGGAGCAGCTTCTAAAGATTCTGCTATGGTTTTTTCTACTACTAACGATGGTACTTCAGCAGAACGCATGAGGATTGATAATAGTGGGCGGTTGATGGTAAACCAAACATCTGCTTCAGTAGCTGGTGCTGGTTCTAAAGTTCAATTTGCTTCTGATGTATTGACTACAGGTTCTTTAGCAGGATATTTTTGGGAAAACAGAAGTGGTCTGACAATAGGTGCATCAAGTGGTTGGGGTGGTTGGTATTCAACTGGAACTTCAGTTCATTCTTTATATAGTGATGGTGCAAATGTAGCTAGTATTAATCGTTCATCAGGAGCTTATACTGCTCTTTCAGATAAAAATAAAAAGAAAGATTTTGAAGATTCAACTGTAGGTTTGGCAGAGGTAATGCAACTGCAACCAAAAAAATTCAGAATGTTAAATGATTCAGATGATGCTCCTAAAAAATTAGGTTTTGTGGCACAAGATGTTGAAAATGTAATACCTGAAGCTTATTTTGAAGATACAAATGAAGATGCCAATGGAATTGAAAGTACGTTTATTGGACTAACAGACAGACCAATTATTGCAGCTTTAACCAAAGCTATCCAAGAACAACAAGAACAAATCGAATCACTCAAAAGTGAAATAGAGCTATTAAAAGGAGGAAACTAGAATGGCAGAAAGTAAGGTGTGTAGGTCTTGTCAGCAAGAAAAACAGCTTACTGAATTTCACAAAGTTGGTGGTAAACAATCACATATCTATCGAACTTATTGTAATACATGTTCTTTAGAGATGGGTAAAAAGTTTAAAGATTATAAAAAATCTTGGCGACTTAAAAACAGATACAATTTAGACAGAAAAGTTTATGACCAAATGTTAGTTGATTGTAATGACAGTTGTATGATTTGTGGTATTCATTCAGACAAACTTACAAAAAGTCTTTGTGTCGACCATAATCACAATACAGGAAAAGTTAGAGGTCTTCTTTGTGGAGCTTGTAATAGCCTTATAGGTTATGCTTATGAAAATAAAGAAGTGCTTTATAAGGCAATTGAGTATCTTGATAGATATGAAGGCAACAATTTAAAATTAGTTAGTTAATATTAAGGAGAAAAAAATGATTAATTATACTTGGGATGTAAAGAACGTGGACACTTATCCCAGCCACACCGACAGTCAAGACCCAGCCAACACTGAGTCTGACGTAGTTTATTTGGTTCATTGGAGACTAAACGGCTCTGATGATGCTAATAATGATGCAGACGGTAACCCTGTTTCTGCAGGTGTTTATGGTTCAGTAGGGCTTGATGTCTCTGACTTAGCAGACTTCATAAGCTTTGCAGACTTAACAGTATCTGATGTTCAAGCTTGGGTTGAAGCAGCTATAGGAGCTGACCAAGTACAAGCTTACAAAGATAGTATTGATGCTCAGATTGCAGAGAAAATAAACCCATCATCAGTTAGCAGAGTAATCGGTAGTTAATTAGGAGAAAGAATATGGACGAGAAACAATTTTATATCGGCGTATTACAATTAATCGACATCTCTTCAAAAAGAGGTTGTTGGGAAGGTTCTGAATTGGGAGCAGTATCGCAAATCAGAAACGAAGTAGTAGAGAAACTCAAAGGCTTCAACGAAGAAGTTCAGGAAAACGTAGAAGAAATTAAGGAAGAAGAATAATGTTTTTATTAGATTGGATTTATGATTTAGTTATATCGGTTTCACTTATTATAAGTGCAGCTTCTATAGTTGCTACATTAACACCATCAAAAAAAGATGATGAATGGTTAGGCAAACTATATAAGTTAGTAGACTTAATAGCATTAAATTTTAAAGTTAAAAAATAATGGGCTGGGAACGCCCTTCTTATGCAGGTGGCAATCTGCAAATTACCCATGTCGACCAAGGGGCTCTTAAGTATTTAGATTCTCTTGGTTGTTCATCTTTGCTTGATGTTGGCTGTTCTACTGGCGGTCAAGTGCAAGCAGCACTCAAATTAGGTTGGGGAGCTTTTGGTATAGACGTTGATGAAACTGTCATGCAAGGCCAACAAAATATAGCTCTTATTAACCTAGCACAAAACCCTGTGTACTTTCACAAACCTTTTGATGTTGTCTGGTCAGTAGAAGTAGCTGAACACATCCCCAGAGAGCACGAAGATTTTTATGTTAAAACCCTAACAAAAAATTGCGACAAGTATTTGGTATTGACCGCAAACCAAAATGAAAAAATCCCCGGTCATGTCAATTGTATGCCAAGAAATTATTGGATAGACCTTGTAGAAAAACATGGTTTAACTTATGATGAGAGCATATTACAAGAGCTTTTACAGCATTCAACTATGCATAGAGAGTTCTTAAAAACAACAGGTATGGTATTTAAAAATGAGTCGAAAAACAGCAGCTGATGTGCATTTGGAATTGGCAGTACACGAAAAGGAATGTGCAGAACGCTGGAAAACTGCTTTCAACAAATTTGAAGATATTGAAACCGACGTTAAAGAAATCAACAGCAAACTAGACTCTGGGACAAAAACAATTATTGGACTACTTATAGGTTTGGTTGCTAGTATAATAACATTGATAGTAAGAGGTTTATTTTAGAATTATGCGTCCAGAAATTTACGGTGCCGGTAAAAGATACGACCCAGCTAATTTACCAGAGGGCTACTCCTTTCAAGACACATCTGGAAAGATGAGACGTACTGTCATGCCAAGTCAAGGAATGGTGTATGCTTATGGTCCAGATGGCCAACAAATTGAAGTTCCTGCTGGAGCACCGCCACCACAAGCAAACACAAGCCCGCAACCACAACCACAAGAACAACCCATAAGGTACGGTGCAACAACTGGTACTTTTGAATTAATGGAAAGAATGAGGCGAAGACAAGCTCCACAGTTAAATCCAGATGCTTTCCTACAGCACAGAATTGGCAATTACGGCCTAGAAAGACGCAAGGATGCACAGCTAATACCAGAAAATCAACGTGTTGAGCCACAACCAGTACAACCTCCTGAAGAAATATCCCCAATCCCACAACAAAGCCAACAACCTATCGCCCAACAGCCTTACACACAATCGCCTTTTTCCTTTGGTTTAGGCTCTTTAGGTTATGGCGGTTTTAGTCCCTATGGTGGTGGCTTTAGTCCTTTTGGTATGATGGGCGGCTATGGCGGTATGGGTGGCTATGGTGGTATGATGGGCGGCTTCAGTCCCTTTGGTGGCTATGGCGGTGGCTATGGCGGCATGATGGGTGGGTTTAGTCCTTTTGGTGGTTATGGTGGCTTTAGTCCTTTCGGTGGCGGCATTTATGGTGGTGGTATTAATAATTTGCCTCAAGCCCAACAAGCTCCTCAGCAACAAACAGCACAACCAGTACAACAACAAGCCAATCCTTTTGGCAATAGTATCAAACAACAATATGCCCAACCTATGGGCGGTTTATTTCAATAATGTGGCAAGACACCAAATTAAAACTTATTGACCAATTAAAAGTCCATGAAGGCTTTCGTTCAACTGCATACAAAGATACTGAAGGTTTACTAACTATTGGTATTGGCCGTTTAATAGATGAAGGCGGCGGCATAACTCCAGAAGAAGCAGAATTTTTATTAGACAACGATATAGAAAGGTGTCGTGCCGTCTTAGAAAGAAATTTACATTTTTACAGCAAGCTTTCTGAAACCAGAAAAATAGTTTTATTGGATATGTATTTCAACTTGGGCAACAGATTGTTTGGTTTTAAGAAGACACTTAAATACATCGAAAAAGGTGATTTTGCTAAAGCTGCAGAAGAAATGCTGGATAGCAAATGGGCAGGTCAGGTAGGTGAACGAGCACAACGTTTATCTGAAATGATGAAGAACGATGAGTCCGAATCTTAAAATTGGTTTAGCCGGAGAATACTTAGCAGCATCGCATTTAGCCAGATACTTTGACCAAATATATCCTGCAGCATCAGGTTCCAGATTTGATTTTTTATGTCAATCGGATATACAGGTCAAAGTACAAGTAAAAACTTCTGACTCAATATTTGCTCATCATGGTTCCGATTGGGTGCGTTGGGACATCAAAAAGAAAAAAACGGGCACTAAGAAGTACAGGGTTTACGACGGCAATGAAGTCGATATTTTTGCCTTTGTTTACCTCTCTCGTGATAAAGTTATATTTCAACCTAACTATAAACTAGGGAAAACCTTTCAAAAAAAGGTAGAATATATAAAAAAAGTAGAAACTCAATTAACATTGAGTCAATCAGTTGAAGTAATAAGAGATATTAAGAATGCCATTAACGAAAATATTGTTCAAACCGGGAATCGACAAGGAGGGGACAGCATACACCAACGAGGGTGGTTGGTTTGATGTCAACTTAGTTCGTTTTAGAAAAGGTTTTGCGGAAAAGTTCAAAGGTTGGGAACGTTTATCAGACAACACATATTTAGGCAATGCCCGTGCCATGCATCCATGGACAGCTCTTGAGGGTACCAAATATTTAGGCTTAGGCAGTCAATTAAAATACTACATTAACGAAGGTAATAGCTTCAACGACATAACTCCTATTAGAAGCACAACTGCAGCGGGTGATGTAACTTTTGCTGCTGTTAATGGCGATGCTACACTTACCGTTTCTGACACAGCACATGGTGCCGTACAAAACGATTTTGTTACTTTTTCTGGTGCTTCTAGTTTGGGTGGCAATATAACAGACACTGTACTTAATCAAGAATATCAAATAGCAACCATTATTGATGCCAACAGTTATACCATTGAAGCCAAAGATACCGACGGCAATACTGTATTAGCCGATGGTTCTGATACAGGAAATGGTGGAGCTAGTGTAGTCGGCACTTACCAAATAAATGTTGGTCTTGATGTTTATGTGCCTTCTACTGGTTGGGGTATCGGTACTTGGGGTGCTGGTGGTTTTGGTTCAGTAACAAGTTTAACAACTACCAACCAATTAAGAACTTGGTCGCATGATAATTTTGGTGAGAACTTAATTATTAATGTCAGAGCTGGTGGTATTTATCAATGGACAGAAAACAATGGTGTTAATACTAGAGCTGTAGAATTATCGCAAATATCAGGTGCCAACTTAGTACCAACGGTTGCCAGTCAAATCATTACTTCAGAAAAAGATAGACACTTAATTGTTTTAGGCGTTGACCCAATATCGGGTGGAGCTAGGACTGGTGTTATTGACCCTATGCTAATTGCTTTCTCTGACCAAGAAAATGCTTTGGAGTTTGAGCCTTTATCAACCAATACAGCAGGTTCATTAAGATTGTCTTCAGGTTCACAAATAATTGGTGCAGTCAAATCACGTCAAGAAATAGTCATCTTTACCGATACATCGGTTTATTCAATGCAGTTTATTGGACCACCATTTACTTTTGGTATTAACTTAATTAACCAATCTACTGGTCTAATAGCTCCGAAAGCTGCTATTACGACACCAGTTGGCATATTCTTTATGTCATTCAATGACTTTTATGTTTACAACGGTGCTGTACGTCAAGTGCCATGTACTGTTTTAGATTACGTATTTTCTGATATTAATTTAGGCCAAGCTTTTAAAATATTTGCTTTTTCCAATAATGCCGAATCCGAAGTAGGTTGGTTCTATCCATCCTCTTCTTCTGACGAGATAGACCGTTACGTTATTTACAACTATGAAAACAGCACATGGACTTTTGGACAACTCTTGCGTTATGCATGGATTGATGCCGATGTGGAAAACTTCCCAAGAGCAACAGCCAACAACTTATTATATCGTCAAGAGATTGGTTTCAATGACGATGGTCAACCAATGGAAAACGTCTTTATAGAATCCGCTGATTTTGATATTGGTGATGGCGAACAATTGCAATACATCAAACGCATCATTCCTGATATTAAGTTTTTAAGTAACGCTTCAGATGGTGAATTAGAAATGGTACTTAAGATGCGTAACTTCCCCGGTGACTCTTTATCAACAAAAGCAACTGTAAGTGTTGGTAGCACCACTCAACAAAGTTTTGTGCGTGGTCGTGGTCGTCAAGCAGTGGTGCGTTTTCAATCCAAAGACTCCAATGGCAATTCTGAAAACGATAATACTGGATGGCGTATTGGTGCAACCAGAATTGACATCAAACCAGACGGCAGAAGATGAGCAAACTTTTACCCACAAGATTACCTCTGGCCTTTGATGAGGTAACACCAGAATTATTCAATCGTTTGGTCAGGATATTAGAAATCAATTTAGGTGAGTTTGACCCTGACAATGTCAGACAGATGACAACAACAGAGCGTGACCAATCTTTTTTCAATGCTGGTTCTTTGATATTCAATGTCAATGAAGATGTCTTACAATGCTACGATGGCACCAGATGGCGTAATTTATTTGATAGTCAATTCTATGTCAATAACGATACTGGATTTGCTCTTACTGCATCACTGGGCACAGTAACTGTTACCACAGCTTGATATACTTGCTTTTTTATAAGAAAATAAAGGCTCAGATTATATATCTGCCTACATCGACATAGTTCGCCAAAATTAAAATCACGTGTAATGAGTATTATTGACAAATTAATTGAACCAGTCGCAAATATTGTTGACAAATTTGTTGAGGACAAAGACCTCAAGTTAAGATTAACTTATGAGCTTAAAAGTGAGCTTCATAAAGCCAATATGGCACAAATTGAAGTTAACAGAGAGCAGGCTAAACACTCTTCTTTATTTGTAGCTGGAGCAAGACCTTCTATCATGTGGATATGTGCTTTAGGTCTTTTTTGGAGTTTCTTTTTAGCTCCTTTACTCAGCTGGTTTCTGGTAGTTTCAGGTTCTGATGCACCTTTACCAGAAATAGATACTGAGGGTTTAATGACTTTGACATTAGCACTGTTAGGATTAGGCGGAATGCGTAGTTATGAAAAAGTAAACAATGTAGCTAGAAAGAGCATGAAAGAATGAATGAAGGTATATTAACAGTAGAAAAAAAAGTAATGCGATTTGGTCCGCAGGCAGGAATGCAAAATCGTCTTATGGATATGGTTGGTTCTATTAGAAACCAAGAAAAAGAAAGAGCATTACAACAACGCAACGTTTTATTAAACAGACAAAATTTTGAATATGGCGGTTTAGCCGGCATTAGCAGACAACAAGCCCTAAGTGGTGGTGCACCAATGGATACTGAATTGGTAGCCGTCACCCCACAAGAAAAACAAATGCTGCAAATGTTTGGTCCGGGCTATGATTTAGATAGTGGTATCAAAGGCTATCTGCCGGGTTTTCTTAAAAAGATTGGTAAAGCCCTTAAAAGAGCAGCTCCAACAATTCTTACTATAGTTGGTGCGGCATTTGGTGGACCAGTAGGTGCTGGTTTTGGTCGGGCAATAGGCGGCAAAATAGCTGGTGAATCAACCAGAGATGCTTTACTAGCTGGTTTATCAGCAGGCATAGGAGCAGGTATAGCAGGAGCATCAGGTTTTGAAACAATTGGTCAATCCGCTATTACAGGTTTCTTCGCTGGTGCACCGGGTGGCATTAAATCCGCCGTAAGAGGTGCTGGTTATGGTGCCTTGGCTGGTGGTATTGCAAAAGGCTTTAGCATGGCAAATCAAGAAGGCGGCAAATTTACTGATGCTTTTAAGTACAAAGGTGTTAATGACAAAGATTATCAAAGCATTCTTTCAGCTAGAAGAGCACAAGCAGCAGAAAACTTAGTTGCAACTGGTCAAGCAGTTGACGTTCAAGGCACATTGGAAGGTATGCAAGATTTAAGCAAAATTACACCAGAACAACCTATTGATATACCAACTGAATTTACTACCGATTATGGCACAACAGTACAAGAACTTGGTGCTCAAGCTGGAGGTCCATTACAATTTGACCCTACACTAGCACAATCAGGTGTTGTCAGTGCTGATGTACAGAATGCTATTCAACAATTACAGCTTTCAGGAGCTGATTTAAATACTGCAAGTCAAATAGCTTCTGATGCTGCAGCAACGTCAGCAACTAAAGAAGGGTTCTTTTCCAAAATTAATAATTACATGAAGCAGCCTTTTAAAGCATTTGGTGAAGACCTAGCGATTGCGGGAACAGATGTGTTTGGGTATGACCCATTAAAACTAGCAGCAGCTGGTGCATTAATTTCAGAAGGCACCAAAGTTCCAGAAATGGAATTGACAGAAGAACAAAAAGCTATAATGCAAGGAGCAACACCAGAAATGATTGCTCAATACAGTTTTGCCCCAGTTGCAACATCGCCATATTATGGAATGCCAGTATATCAGCCTTTAGTAGCTGGCTATGCTGACGGTGGCGTAGTAGAATTGGATATGAGAGAAGGTGGCGAATCCGTTGGACCCGGAACTGGAACTTCCGATGATATTCCAGCGATGTTATCCGATGGAGAGTTTGTTATGACCGCTCAAGCAGTAAGAGGAGCTGGTCATGGTAGTAGAGAAGATGGCTCTAAATTAATGTATGGTTTAATGAGTTTATTTGAGGATATGGCATAATGGCAGATAGCGTAGTAACACAAATTTCAAGAGAATCACCTGAAATCGAAGCAAGAAAAATTGCTCTCTTAAATGCAGCCATGGAACTTGGTCGACAACCACTGACTTTACCACCACAAATGGTAGCTGGTTTTACTCCTGACCAATTAGCAGCTTTTCAAATGACCAGAGCTGGTATTGGCGGCTATCAACCTTACTTACAACAAGCAAGATTAGGTACACAAGAAGCAGTGGCAGCACAAAGAGCTGGTATTGAAGCTTTAACGCCTGCCGACTTTAGAGAGTCTTTGGTAGCAGCCAGAGGAGCCAGACCAATATCTTTTGAAGCTAGAGACATAGTCAGAGGTTCACAATTTGACCCCACACAAGCAGCCTTAGGTTTAAGAGAAGCCAGAGAGCAAGCACTGGGAACACAACCAACTTTCGGTGAAGCTCAAGACATAGTGAGAGGCACACAATTTGACCCAACACAAGCAGCAGCAGGTTTTAAAGAAGCTCGACAAACTGCAGGTGGTATTGCTGGTTTATACGACCCAAGTATGGCACAAGGTTTTTATGACCCTTTTGAAGAACGTGTTGTCCAACAAACCTTAGCTGATGTCAGAGAAGGTTTAGCAAAATCAGATGTGCAAAGAAGAGCACAAGCATTACAATCAGGAGCTTTTGGTGGTTCACGGAGCAGACTGCTAGGCGAAGAGCAAAGAGAAGCTGCTGCTCGGGGTGCTGCAGAGCAAGTTGGGGCTATCAGAAGTGCAGGTTTCCAAAGAGCACAACAACAAGCTCAACAAGCCTTTGAACAAGAAAAAGCACGAAGAGGACAACTGGCAGGACTACAGTCACAACTAGCCGGTCAAGAACAACAATTAGGGTTAGCAGGCTTGCAAGCCCAGTTGCAAAGGGCACAAGCATTATCAGGTATGGGCCAAGCCCAACAACAACAAAGATTAGCTCAAGCTGGTTTATTGGGTGATATAGCTGGCCAATATCAACAATTAGGTCTAGCAGGCTTACAATCGCAATTACAAAGAGCACAGGCACTATCAGGCTTTGAGCAAGCACAGCAACAACAAAGACTGGCCCAAGCTGGTTTATTGGGCGATATAGCTCAAAGACAAGCAGCTGCAGGATTAGCCAGAGGTCAAGCCATTGGCCAAATGGGTATGGGTATTGGTTCCCTAGCACAACAACAAGCAGGTCTAGGACAACTAGGACAGCAACTTGTTGGACAGGACATAGAGAGACTTGCTAGAATAGGTGGCATGGGACAGCAGCAACAGCAAAATATATTTGAAGCTGCTAGACAATCCCAGTTACAACAAATGTATGAACCATACCAAAGATTAGGTTTTGTTTCAGATATTTATAGAGGTGCTCCAAGTACACAGCAGGCTATAACAATGCAGTCACAGCCCGGTGCTTCACCATTCCAGCAGGTAGCTGGTTTAGGTATTGCTGGCTTAGGTGCTTATGGAGCTGGAAGACAAATGTTTGGTTAGGAGGAAATTATGCCAATGGATAGAAGTTATATGAATAGACAAATGTTCCAAGAAGGTGGTCTAGCTGACCCTGTCATGGAAGCACAAATGGCTGAAGACCAAGAAGCTATGATGATTGGTCAAAGCATAGGTGAAGAAATGGGTCAAGGTATTGACCAAGCAGAAAACTTTGAAGAAATGATTAATGCTATCCGTGGTGATGTCAAACCAATAGAATTTAGAAAACAAGAACTTGGTTTAATAGTTGGTAACGAAGATGCCCAAATGACACCAGATTCTGTTTTAGCTTTGGTGCAACCTATAGTAGTCATTGAATTGCAAGCTAGAGGTATGCTCGATGAACAAGGCATGGTTATGGATGAGTCTGTAGCTAGAGTCCAACCAGACCAAATGGCACAACCTTCAATGGTTGAAACTTTAGATAGGTCAGGAGTATTAGGGGTACAACCTGATATGGAGGGCTAAATGGCTCAGAATTATGACATCTTTAGAATTGACCCCAGTCTCACTTCCATTCCACAAGTAGACTATAATTATATTAATGCTCCTACAGCAAGTGTTCCAAACCCATCGCAATTATTGGATATGCTTAATCCAGTGCCAGCAAAAAGCACTGAAGAACTAAAAACCGACATTACAGCAAGACAAGATTTTCTTAATAGTTTATTGGGAGAAGCCGATGACCAATCTAAAGCCAACGTTTTTTTAAAGTTAGCAGAATCAGGCTTGCGTTTAGCTGGTGCTCCCGGTGGCCGTAGCTTTGTGCAAAATTTAGCCGATGCATTCTCTGACTTTCCAGCTTTCTTACAAAAAATGAATCAAGAAAGAAATGCCCAAGAAAAAGCTATTAAATTACAAGCAATTAACTACGTGCTTAATGCTGAAGAAGAAAGAAGAAACCGTCCAACCAAGTTTTTTCAATCATTGCCAGATGATGTACAAAAAGCTTTGCTTTTAGGTATTGACCCCAAATCCAAAGAGGGTAGAAAACTATTGGGTTTAGGTGTTGAAGGCGAAGTTGACTACACAAAAATGTTTAAAGACAAAGAAGTGGCTACTGCTACAGCATTGTTACCAGATTTCTTAGACATGAATCTTAACAGAGAGGGTTTGCAAGCTTTTGTCAATGCTGTAGAAATCATGGCTAAACCAAAAACTGAAATTAACCAAGAAACTGGTATTGTGGAAACAAAGTCTGGATTTTTGCCATCAACTATTGAAAACGCTTTAAGAAACCAAAGGCAAGTTGGCGACCAAGTTGTCCCAATGTACACACTTTTAAATTCACCAACTATAAATAAGTATTTTGAAAATCAAGAAGAAACATCTTTTATACTGCAAGAACTTGAAAATCTGGATGTTCCAGAATCATTTGATGCCATTCAATTTGAAGAAGCTTATGGTATTCCGGGTAGCTTTTTTAGAGCTGTTAACGCTTTTGTTTCACCATTTGTTGAACAATTGCCTGAAGAGGATGCAACCAGAGCTAGACAAGAACTTGCAATATTAGAAAAAGATACTTTAAAAGAACTTAAGAAATTTTACCCCGGCGAAAGAGGTAAGTATTTCATGGAATTAATGCAAGATATAACCGATTTTGTCCCCGATGGCTTAGGCATGAAAACTGCTTTGGTAGCCGTTGAACAATTAAAATCAACAAGAAATTATCTCGATGACGGAATTGAACTTAAAAAAGCAATTATTGAAAACCCAGAAGAATTTAGTGCTACTGACATAAGAAATGCCAAAGATGACTTATTAAGTTTAGCTACTTTAAGAAAAAAATACGATTTCATTATTGACCAAATTGAAGCATCTCGTGGGCAACGTTTTAGAGCTGGCATGACACAAGAGGATATATTTAAAGAATTTTTACCTAAAAAACAATGAGTGAGCCATATTTCAAAGATTACGATTTAGAAGGTGCTATAAAAGCTGGCCTTAACAGTGAAATTTTGGCTGAAAATCTAGTTAAAGAATACCAATCACAAACAGGTAAAGAACTAAACACAGAAGGCTTTACAGACGATGAAGTTATTGCTTTGTTGACTGGAGCAGAGCCTGATGCTTTAAGAGGCATTTTGACTGAACTAGGAGCCTCAACCTTAGAGATGGGACCAGCAGTTGGTATGGCTTTAACTGGTGGCCGTTTAGGTTCAATTGGTGGCATACCCGGTGCAATTGGTGGCACTTTAGCAGGAGGTGTTGCAGGCTTTTTTATGGGCGAACAACTAGAAGATTTGGTTTACGGTGAAGGTCAAAGAAAATATACACCCGGAGCACGACCCTTTGCTGAGGCTGCTAAAACATTTGGTTCAGGCATACCTTTTGCTTTTACACCCTACGGGTTGCCAAGACAAACAGGTTTAAAATTTGTTGATACAATTACTAAAACTGCCAGAGAACAACCAAAAGTTTTTTTAACAGCTGAAGGTGGTATGTTAGGTTATGCATCAGCAGCTGGTGGTTTATCGGAAATGATAGCCCCCGGTGAGCTTAAATATCGTATTCCAGCAGAAATCGTCGGCGGCACAATTAATTTAGCATCTTTGGTTTCAGCCGTTTCAGACCCTATAAAAAAACTTGGTGCTGCAGGACTGCGTAGATTGGGATTAGGTGGAGAAGAAGCTCTCCAAACCGATGCGGCTAATACTTTGTTTAAAATTTTAGATGAAGCTGGCGATGACCCTAATGAAATAATTCGGTTAATCAATGAGAATGAAAATCTATCTGGCGTTGCCGATACTTTGGCTCAAAGAACAGGCAACAGAACTTTAGCAGCTTTGCAAAATGAATTAATGTCTCGTTCACCTAATTTCAAAAGAGAAGTTGTACAAAGAACACAAGATAGCTTGAAAGCTTTAACTATTTTGGTCAATGCTTTAGAGGGCAGTGGCGACCCCCAAAATTTAAGACTAGCAGCAGAAATGCGTTATGGTGGTTTTAGAAATATATTAGCTCAAAAATTTGCCGATGCATCAGTCGAAGCCGACAAGGCTTTAGCTAGAGCTTTTCCTGATACTGCGGCTCCACAAAATGAAGTTGGTGAAGTGGTAAAAGACTATATGCAGGCGGCACTTAGAGAGGCAAGAGCACAAGAAACAAAACTTTGGAATGCTATTGATAAAGACGTTGATGTTGGTATTACCAATTTAAAATCTGCATTGCGTGGTTTAAAAGATGAAACAGTAGAAGAATTTCCGCTAGAGCAAGCTTTAGACAGTGTAAGACTTAGAACTTTAGATGCAGAAGCTTTAAATGCTAACGAACTATACAAATTACGTTCAGGATTTTTAGAAGAAGGTCGTGATGCTTTAGCCCAAAACAATTCCAAAAAAGCTAGAAGGTATTTTGCAGCAGCAGAAGCCATATTGGATGATTTGGATGCTTCTGCTACAGGCGATGCAGCCTACCAAACAGCACGTCAGTTTTCGAGAGCCCTTAATGACACTTTTACTGGAACTTTCCCAAGACAGATAGTTGGAACCAAAAAGGGTGGCGTTGATATTATCAATCCAGAATTATTGGTGCATAAAACTTTTACAACTGGTGGCTCACCAACAGCATTGCGTTTCAAACAAATGGAAGCAGCAGTTGACTTTATGAAAGACCAAGGTTTTAAAGAAGTCTCTGGTTTGGATGACTTTAAAGAAGTAGAAGCCATGTTAGTCAGAGAAGCTTTAGAAAAAGTTCGTAACCCTGATGGTTCGGTAGACCCAACAAGATTGCAAGCATTCATGAGACAAAATAAAGAAGTATTGGATTTTGTTCCTGATATTAGAAAAGACCTTAATGATTTATTAAACAAAAGAACAAGTTTAGAAAAATTAGAAAAAATACAAAACCATAGAATCAATACTTTAGAAAAGAAAACAATTTTTGGTAAATTGATTTCAGATGCAAAAGGTTATGACAATCCAAATATTCTAGTAGCTGAAATAATATCAAAGAAAAATCCAACCAAAGATTTAAAAGAAATAATACGTATTGCTAAAAGAGGTGGCCCAGAAGCTGTTGAGGGTTTATACACTTCATTGTTTGACAGTATTTATACTTTTGCTGGTGGCAAAAATAACAAGTTTAGTTTTGATAAGTTTTATAACAAAATGTTCACAGCACCAAAAGGGCAAAGCGACATTGCAACAATTTTAGCCAGTCAAGGCATCATAAGTCCTACACAGAAAAACTACATCAAAGACCTTTTTAAAAATGCCAAAAGGATAGAAGAAAGCATTATAAGCAGAGGTGGCATTGAGGGTATAGATTTAGAAACACCGGGTCTTGTAGACTTGGTTGCTAGAATAGTGGGTGCACGTTTTGGTGCACAAATGGGTGGAGGCACAGTTGGTGCTCCTCTTGTGGCTGCCGGAGCAGGTTCAAGATTTATTAGAAACATTTTGGACAAGGTCCCTAATTCACTGCAACAAGACTTTTTATCTAAAGCAATGTTAGACCCAGAGTTTGCTAAAATTCTTTTGAAAAAAGGCGTTACAGAATCAGAAAAGATTTTTATTGGTAATCAAATAAGAGCTTATATAGGTGGAGCTTTTAGTAAAGCTTTAGAAGATGAATTTGAGGGTGTTGATTTAGAGGCAGTACAAACATTTTTACCACAAGAGCAACCACAAGCACAACCTGTGCTACAACCAGCACCTCCGCCACCAGCAGAACTTGTGCAACAAACAACACAACAAACACCTTTTGTTATTCAACCACCAGCACAAGGCTCATCTTTGAGTGGCATAGATATTAGTCAAATATTAAGAGAAGAAGAACAGAGAAAGTTATTGGGTCTTGAAAGGTAGAAAACCAACCAAAGCAGAACAAGAACATATGAGCCTAGTTGCTCAACAACCTTGTGTCGTCTGCAAACAAAAAGGCAATTACAACTATCGGGTTGAAATACACCACATTAATGGCCGTACTAAAAAAGATTGTCATTTTGATATTTTGCCTTTGTGTTTTGAACATCACAGAAAAGGCAATAAGGACGAACCAATATCAAGGCATCCGTATAAGAAAAGGTTTGTTAATGCCTACGGCACTGAAGAAGAGCTTTTACAGCAGGTATTTATTCACAGCGTTAAAGATAACGCTCCTTTCTAATATTATTTAATTTTTCTCTGATAGCTCTTCTTTTTAAAACCAAGTCTTTGTATTGCCCAAAAGACCAATCATCGTAATAACCTTTTTCTTCTAAGAAGATAGCAGCATCATCCAATGGTTCAATCTTTTGCACAAAGACCATGGTGTAATCTAATTCAGCTTCATTAAGAAAATCGTAAGTACCAAACATTTCAACAGCCTCACCTTCTTCGTCTGGATGGAATGCCATCAGGTATAGACCTGTTTCATAGTTCCATTCATTCCAAGAATCTACTTCATGGTGCAGGCTAGAAGCCGATAATTCATAATTTGTGTTAAAAATGATTAAAACATCGTCTTTTTTAGGGTCAAATTGCTTTACAGCTTCTGAGAGCGTTTCTGACGGTTTTTTTTCAATTACCCTAGCCTTACCCTTCCTAAAAGCGTTTCCTGCATAGGGACAAACACTCAGAGAGCCGTTTTTTTCATTAGGCACCTCTAAAAAATTGATTGCCCAATCTTCAAGTTCTTTTCTGACCTTTTCTTCCATTCTTGTCTTTTTTGCCAAATATCTTGTCCCAGTTATCGGCAAACTGTTGTTTATTAGTAATTGGTCGTTGTCTACTTCCCTTGCCCACGATATTTTTTAAAACTCCGTTTCCTATCTTTATTCATACTACTGACCATTAAGTTTCTACGGCCAATAGAAGTTTTTTTGCCCCTAACACCGCATACTGATTCATGCGTAATAAAATTTTTTACTTTAGCTACCATTTCTTAAAGGGTTTATCCAACTACCATCTTTTTCTGTTAGATTTACCAACTCTGTCATTATAAGCGAATAACCAACCAAGTCATCAGCACTATCTTGGTGGTCTGATTGATTAATGACACGGCAAGCTTTGAAAGCTACCATCATGGCACAACATTGTGAAGGTGTTAACTTAACTCCCAAAAGACCGCTCCAAACATGAGACAGTTGTACAAAGAAAGAATCAGGCTTGGAATATGCCTCTCCTTTTGTTTCTAATAATTTAATTATTTCATCAGCTTTTTTCTGATACATTTTTTTCTCCTTTTTTATATTTAATTCTAATTATGTATTTTCTTATGATGGCAAAAATCGTTAATACGACTACTTGACACAAAGAAATAATCAAAGCGTTATAAATGCCTAAAGATAAAACCACATAAGCAATGAACCAACTTAAAAAGAAATTGATTGGTAAGCCTATAAAAGTATCTAATGTTGCTTCTTCTAATGCTTTTTTATCAATCTTCATCAAAGTAACTTCTTTCTGTGGCTATGAAAGAAAGTTTTGGTCTGCCACGTCCTCTTTGTTTGCGTTCTTGAATATCGCCTGAATTTTGCAGACGTTCCAAAATTTCATTGAGTTGACGTTTAGGAAATGACCTGAAGACTGAGTGACGGTCTAAGTCACGCTTAGATACACCTTTCTCTCCTTGCTCCCTAATGAAGCTCAAAACTTCCATCATACTTTTCTCTCCACGTGAACTTGCTACACGTTCACGACACATTTCAACTAATACGGTATCATAATAGTTGACGTAGTTACAGCACCACTCAACTGTGGGTAAGTCAATAATCTTTCTTTCCACATCTTGAGCTAAGGTGCATATCAAAGCCAAACGCATGGCTTTTTCTCTAGTTCGGGAATATAAAACTTCCAAACCAGTGTTCTCTATGTCCGATTGTTTTTTTACCAGAGTTCTTTCAAAATCTTCTAAATGCTCTAAGGCTGCAGCATCAAACTGTAATGTAGTCAATTCTGGTGGTCTTGTTTGAGCGTTGTGATTCATTGACTTCCAATCTGGATATTGATGATAACCACGCAAATCTTGAGCCCAACTTAATATAGTGTGATGTGGGTCTACCGATGGTTTTAATTTTGATGGTACTCTTGCTTGTGTTGATTCAGCCACAATAAATCTATTCAAGAAACCATCCTGTACTTGATTGTTGGAAATGGCATCGTAAAAGTTCTTTGGCACTGTCATGCCCATTAAAGTAATTCCGGGATAGTAAATGTTTCTATCTTCATCGCCCCATTCTTTTGACCTATTAAATTCTGAATATTGGTCAGGACGTAATACGCCATCGCAACGTCCCCAAGACTCCATTAAGATACGCATAGCTGACTGAGCCACGTGTTCATCGTTGTCAACTATTTGCTCCATTCTTTTACCAAATTCATCTATTATCACAATATGAGAGGGTTTTCTTGCTAGAGTTGAGAACACAGCACCAGAGGATGTATAACCAGAACCAGCCAGCATATCTTCTAAGCCGGCTTCGTGCAGAATCTTTTCAATAACCTTTTTACTGTTTTCCTTACCTTGCCCAGATTTGGCAACATTTAAGAAGAACAGAGAACTAAAGTTATCTATATCTGTCTTATATAAACGAGAACAAAGTACAGAACCTAAGGCCAACGCTATTTGTACTGAAAGATATGGTTGTGGCGTTCTTGCCACTTGTTCTGCATATTCCCATACCTTTGATAGTATCCCCGGTGGCTCTAAAATACCATCTGGTTGGGTAAAATTTTCCTGAGGTTTTTTCCACACCGGAGCTAGATTTTCTGTGAGTTTTCTGTTATCTATCGTGAAGAGAGAGTCAATGATAGTCCGAATTTCTTCGTCGTCTAGCGGGGGGACGTAAGTATCATTGACTTGTTTTAATATCCATAGAACCTCTTCTGGTGAGTGTCCCTTAGCTATTAAAGAACCTGCTACCTGCGTTAGTCTCATATTCCTTGAACCTTCAACAACAGGGGCAAATATTTCTGCATTGCTCTTTAAATCAAAAGGTTTAGCTTTGACGGCATCTTCTGAAGAGCCTCTAATCTTTTCTACAATGTCTTTTTCTAATATTGGTAAGTCAGATAAGTCGTCAAAGTCAAAGAAGGGGTCAACGTCTGGGGTGTAAACAAAGCCCGACTCATGTACGGCATAAGGTGCTAGAGCATAAGTAGCAACAATGTCTATTCTTTTCTCTAAAGTAGTTTTACTTTTGTCTGAAACGTAATGTCTAAAGTTGTGGGTATTTCTGAAGTAATAGTGTTTACCTTTACGGGTAGCTACCTTTACTGGCGTATGTATGTGTTTTTCACACCAATCAACTGCTTCTTGTGTATCAGCGTCAACGACACAGAAGTTGGTACAGATTAAAGCAGGGTTGACATTCCTTCTTTGTCGAAACCAATTTTCAATCTGTTGTTCTGTTGGTTGTTGTTTTTGGTATGCTTTCCAAGACCCTATTAAGGGTTGTTTTGTGTCTCGGCTAACTGGTATAACAGACCAACCGTTTTCCCAATATGCCATGGCCTTTTCTAAAGGCGTACTTTTTTCGTTAATATCATTAGCAAACATAAATCTCCTTTTGCTTGTATAATGTTATGTTGATATACTAGCAAATATAATTTATTCTAATATAATAAATTTGTAAACCTAAATGGAGTTTTGAATGGGATTAATTTTAAAAGAAGCAGTCAATGAGATTGCTAATTTGTCTTCACAAGACAAAATAAATATTCGTGGAAAACTATATACACCCGTAGATAAAAGGGTGCAAATGTTTCGTAAACACTTTGGTGAAATGGGTGCAATAAAAACCAAAATATTGCATTGCGATGACACTGTTGTCAGAGTTGTTGCCAAAGTAAGTGTCGCTTATGAAAGTGCATGGCATTGTATTGGTACAGGATTTGCTGAAGAATACCGCCAGTCTGGACCTGTCAATAAAACCTCTGCTTTAGAGAATGCTGAAACATCAGCCATAGGTCGGGCTCTAGCATCCTGTGGTCTTGGTGGTGGTGAGTATGCCTCAGCCTTTGAAGTAGATAACGCAATTAACAACAAGCCCGAAGCTCCCAATCCGGCTGTCGACCTTATTACTCCAGCAAAAAAAGCTCAGTCGGTGGAGGAGCTTCACTCAATATGGGAAGCAAACAAAGAACAATTGGAACTCTTAAAAGAGAGTAATAAGAAGGCTTACGATGTCTTGGTAAAAGATTTTGTAAGTTTGAGAAAGAAGCTTGAAAATAAGGAGGACTTATGAGCTTTGATACAGAAAGTATGCTGGATGGTGCCGATAAGGCATATCCTGAAATGATGCCTTCTGGTTGGTACACCGCTGAAATCAAAGATACCAGCGAAAGACCAACTAAGAAAGGAGATGGTAAGTATATCAATATGAAATTTTTGATAACTGGTCCTAAATACAAGGGCAAGTTTATTTGGAAAATGATTCATCATGGTAACAAATCTACTGCGGCAGTTGATATTGCCAAAGAACAGATGGGTGCTATTAGTAAAGCTACTGGCATTGCTGTTTGGAATTCAGAAGAGGTTACTAATGATGCAGGGGATAAAGTAGTTCATTTCCCCGATTTCATAGGTAAGGGGCTCTATATAAGAGTCGGGGTTAAGAAGGGAACTAATGGATACAAAGACCGTGAAGAGGTTTATGAATTCCAATCTTTGATGAATCCCCCCTCTGAGCCTACTCCTGTGCCTGTGGCTGGTCAGAAACCTGACTGGGCATAAAAAGATGTTGGGGTTGGAGTTAAAAATGTTTAGAATGGGAATATGTACGCTTTACGCAGTTTTCTTGTTTGTAGCTCTGACCCCTCTTCTGGTGAAACCAAAGAGGTGGATATCATTTATGCTGAAAATTGGCATGATGCTGAAGCCACCTTATTGGCCACCAAGGAATCAGATTTTGAATACATTGATACTGAGGTAGAAGTTATTGATGAAAAACAAACAGAAAAGTCGAGTGTATTCTTTTATAGACCAATCGAGTCAAAAGAAAGACGTACTATACATTAACATCGACACCCCTGAAAAACGTATGACTTACGATGGTGATAAAGAACACTTTGGTAGTGTTATCTTGCCATGGCTAAGGAAATACAAGATGCCTGTCTATAATTTTAACCTTACAGAAAAAGAGAATATTTTGAACTTTGTTGATGAGCATGGTTGGGTAGCACCCATCGTAATGACATCAGACTATTTATATGAGGAGATACCGTTTTGAAACTAGGATTAGTAACAAATAGTAATAAAGAATACCACGAAGGTGATGGGTTATCTTCATCGCAATTGCGGGAGATTAACAAATCAACATTACACGCCGTTCATAGGAGACAGATACAACCAACTAAAGCGTTAGAATTTGGTTCAGCCGCCCATAAATGGATTTTAGAAGAAGAAGATTTTTACAGTGAATTTGCTGTTATGCAAATATCTAGGCGAACTAAAGCTGGCAAAGAGAAAGCTGAAGAGTTGGCCTCTCAAGATATTGTTGTTATCACAGACGATGACTTTGAAAAGATACAAGGCATGAAACAAGCTTTGGTACCAGAAGCCTTAGACTTGTTAAATGGTGCTGTCGTTGAACAATCGGTTTATTGGGATAAAGACGATGTCTTGTGTAAATGTCGTCCTGATGCTATGCAAGTTAAAACAGAGTTTGACCAAAATTCTGTTGCTTTAATTGATTACAAAACAACGCAGAGTTGTGAGCCTAAAGAGTTCATGCGTAGTTGTCGTAATTACCAATACGAAATGCAACTTGCTTGGTACGTTGAAGGTCTTAAGTCAATCAATTATCAAGTAAACGATATTTATATTATTGCCCAAGAAAAAGTGTTTCCGTTTGCCAATAAAGTTTATAAGTTGACGGATGCAACCATACAATCTGGTCATTTTAATAACCAAGAAGCTTTTGCTAAATACAAAAGATATTTGAAGACTGAGGTACCTGAGTGTTACAACACACCTAATGTGTTGACTTTGGATTATGAGTCATTTCAATAAAAAACAATTTGCCGAAGATTTAGCCAGAGGGCAAGACAATGAAAAACGTATTGCCCAAATTATTAAGAAAAAATATCCTTATGCCCGAACAATAATCAGAGATGGTTATTTTAAGGCATGGGATATTAAGGTGGAAAATCCTGATACTACTGTTGAAGTCAAACAAGACGATAGAGCCAAAGAGACTGGTAATTTAATATTTGAAACAGAGATGGAAGGCAAACCATCTGGTATCACAACAACAAAAGCTGAATGGTGGGTCCAGACAGTGGCCGATAAAGATTATTGGTTCAGCGTTGAAGAGCTAAGAGAATTTTTGTCAAAGTATCCAATAGTCAAAAGAAAGATGAAGGGTGGTCTAACTGGTAGATGTCATCTAGTGCCAATTAATCATATAGAGGCTTATCTACAATCCCGCCAGACTTAAAGCCCATTTCCATTTGCCCTTTGATAAGAGCCTCTACTTGTTTTTCAATGTCCAAAATTTGGTCATCTAAAACACTTTCTCTTTTCTTGGCTTTGAGGTAAGATTTTCTACCCGCCCCAACAGCGTCTTGATTTCTGGCTGCAATATTTTTAATTTTAATGCGTTCTTTACCCAATTCGTTTATGATGTTCTCAAGGTCGGCCATTTGTTTTTTCACGTCTGGCGGTAAATTTTTTATCATTTGTTCTTTGGCTCTTGCTTTTCTACGAACATCACTAAATTTTTGGGCCAAGTCTTCGCCCTTTTTAACTGTTTTCAACAATTTAGCTGGTGCACCAACACCAAACATACTTGATATTAATAGTCCGGTGTCTATAGGGTCTTGCGGGTCATAAATGACATCTGTCAAATCTTTTACTGTGAGCTCACCTCTTTCGAACATTCCTTTTATATCTTCTATTTCTTGTAAAATATCCATTAAAAATCTCTTTGGTATAAGGGTTTATCGACAAAGCCGCCTGCTTTAAAAGCTGGCAAACCTTCTTCTTTTAGTTTTTTTATCATTTCTGGGGTAAATTCTAAAATGTATTCGGTTCTTTCTTTGTAATTTGGTCTTTCAAATTTAATGCTTTCAACGACATCGTCCAGTTGTGAAGTGCCACTTATGGCTGGTGACTCGAAGTTGTCCAATATGTTTTTAAGAAAAAGGCTGAAGTTGTACATACTATCACGAAAGCTTTCATTAGGTTCACGAATATTATATTGCTTCACAGGAATAGAAATTTCGGTAATTACTTCATTACCCATTTTGGGGTGTACTTCATACACATAATTACGACCCCCTTCGCCAAGTTCAGATTTTGGACCAACTTTTGCAGGAACAAATTGCAAATCGTATTTATTTATTGAAGTCACGCCCTTACCAGTTTTATAATTGCCGCCATATTTGTTAGCTATCTTTTTTAAATACCTTGGTATCTTTTCATCGTATAGTCTAGTAATCGCAAATTGTATTTTTTCATCTGCACCCGGAGATTCTCTGCGTATAACATCAATAGCCTCTGGGGTTGATATGCCATCTAAGTTCTTCTTAACAGCATCATCAATCATATCTTTAATCATCATTTCTTCGTAATTTTTAGGGAATGGTCCTTTTGGAATATCTGATTTTGATTTAAATACAAAACCACCTGATTCGGGTATAAAACTTATATTATCATCCGCAGTTTCTTGTCTAACCTTTCTAATAATTGCGTCTCTTTCTTTCATTAAAGAATCAACTTTTTCAATGTAATTATTTTTTTCTTGCACTGTTTTTTTGTATTCCTCTGGGTATAATCCAGCATCCAGCATTTCATCCAATTCTTTTAGTTTTGTATAATTTGCATCCATTTCAATATTCTTTTCTTTTATTTGTTTTACTTCATCGGCATATTTGGTGCTAAATTCATCTACTAATTTTTGGTCTTGATAGCTGCCCTTGGCTCGACCATGCAGTTGCGATTGTATTCTCTCAGCAGAAAGAATTTTTTTACCATCTACATTTTTTACACTAGCTCCCATATTGGCATAAACACTCTTACCATAATGAGTGTCATCATAGCCTCTTGCTAAAGGGTTACGATAAACTTTTTCATAGTAGTCTTTACCACCACCAGAGGCATAGGTTTGATACTTGTTCGGACTTGTTGCTAAGTAAGGATTTGTGACGACTAAATTTCTACGGATTAAGTTTTCCAATTCTCCCAAAGCAATGCTGTCACCAACATTTTCTCTGTCTTTAAAGCCACTCATCTGGATAACTCTTATCTCTTCGTCCTTAACACCTCTTTGTTTAAAAAAGTTTTCTATATCACCTGTTTTGATTCTTTGGTTAGGATTTATTTTAGGGTCATTTAAAACTTCCAAAGATTTCAAAGTTAATACACTTTTGTCGGGCAGAGAAGCTAAACCTCTTTTTAAAGCTTTTATTCCTGCGGCTGTACTAGCAGCGGCTGTTCCTACAATTGGTGCTGTGCCTGAACCTTCTAAAGTTGCCATAGCTATATTACCTAAACGGGGCAAGCCTTCGGTTTCAGCAGCTCTCTGGCTGTATTCGACTGCACCTATACCAGATAGCGTTTCACCAACTACTGGTGTAGCGTAAAGCAACATCTGAGTTTGCAAGGGTAGTTCTTCAAATCGTGCATAGGCCTCACGCTCTTTGCCTTGGTCTAAAAGATTTTTTATTTCTTGTGCACCCTGAACTGTTTCGACAGAAGCACGAGCCACATTGCGTGGATTGGTAATATCAAGTTGGTTTAAAAGCTCAAAAACATTAGCCATAGGCTGATTATACACAAAAAAATGCCCTCCGAAGAGGGCAAGAGAAAGTTTTGAACGAGCTACCTAAAGGGGGAGAGAGATAAGCTCACTTCAATACTACTTCCTGATTGGTCTATTTGCAAGTTTATTCAACACGCCAAACACGGAAACATTGCTTTTTATAAGTATTTCCATCGTCTGACTTGGCATCTATGGTCACTGAACGCACTGCCATTTTATAATCTTTCTCACGAGAATAACGATAAACTTTATTTCGTAATGAGTTATCTGGTGGTGCTAGATAGCACCCATCCTCGTCTGGCTCAACTAAATGTGGTTCAAAATGATGACCAACTTTCATGTCATCGGGAAACTTTTCATACTTTACCTTTTTCCATGCATTGGGTAGGGGTATGCCATTGCTAACTTTATTTTTCATAATGCTCCTAATTAATGAACACTGCTTGATTGTCTGCGATTGTATTCTTGAACCCCAGTTTCAACAGCGTGTTCTAAATCTTTCTCGGTTATCTCAGTTCCTCTTCGAGCCAAACTATTTAGCTCATGTAAAAAACCATCAATGTTAATTGGTTGGTCGTTTATTTTCATAACTCTTTCTCCATCTTATGTAGGCTCGTTTAACTAAACCTTCATCTAAATGAAACTTCATTGCTATACTTGAAAGCTTTTGCCTTGTCATATAGGGTCTGTTCCATTGTTCAATCTGCCAAAGTTTCTTTTTAGATTCCATACTTAATTCCTTAGGTATGTTCTTGGAAACAAACTCTGACCAAAAACTTTCTCTGTTCCAGCCCGTAATCATTTCTTGACTTCTGCCACAGCCAGAGCAAACAAGGGCTCCATATGTACAGTTGCACACGCCAATACAAGGATTATCGTCCAGTGCCTCAGAACTCATATGAATCCTGTGGCTGTAAGATGTGGTGTTACTCATTTTGAAAATCTATACACTTATATGGAGATTTGTACTATGTCTGCAAAATGCCTTGATAGTAACACCACAAAATCTCATGTTCATATCAACTAATATAATATCAACTCAATCTAATAATTCAAGTATTTGTTCTAATACAAACCTATCATCAGATAACATCTGTTTAGCTGAATTGCTGTCATAAGATATGTGATTTTCTGCTCTGGAATCGTTGTGTGCGTTAAAGCTATCGTGCATAGATAAACGCTTAGTAACCAATTCTTTTATTTCGCTAGTAACAGTTTTCATTCTGCTTCCTCCAATTTTTTATTAGCATACTCCCAAGCATCTTCATCTGACAAGCCCATAAGTTTGCCATCTAAGTACATACTTTCTAAAAAGTAAGCAGTATGTTCGCAACTCATATCTTACGCCAAACTCTTATCTTCTTAGGCTCTCCTACCAAAGTTCTGGTGATGTAACGCCTATTAAGTAAATCCCCATCTCTATCCCAATTGTAAATATTTGAGATTTGGTAACGGGTTGTTGTAACTTTCTTCTCGCCTTCAACAACAAAACTATCGCCCACTTCCATTTGTGCTAAAGTTTCTCTCACCTCAGCAACAAATTCTGGCAACTCTCTTTTGCCTGTAATGGGGACATCTTTCTCTATTCTTAATCCCATTAGTTTTCCTGTAATACATCTTTGACAAACTTTAATGTTTGTTTGTCGTTTAAGTTATGAGTTTGCATCAACATACGCAATGACACTCGGACATCTTGCTCGGCCAATTCTTTTGCTAATTGGTCGGTATTGTTTGTGTCTAATAAAGCATTAGACAACGCTAGGTTATAAGTTTCCTTATCCATATTTATAACTCCTTGGGTATAACTATATATGCATATCATAATGAAGTCAAACATTGCAAAACAAAGTAAACAAGTAAAAGATTTGCAAACTTATCACACAATTGACACCTTATCGTCACATAACTATGTAATAATATAAGCAGGATATAATCCTCGCACCCGAAAGGCGTAAAGCGTTACACAAAGTGGTACACACACCAAGACTGATGGCGAAGTGGTTGCATAAGGTCAAAGAAAATTAAGGAGATGCAATGAACATTGTAAAAAATAACACACACTTCAATTCGCAAGAATTAAAATCTCTGTTTTGCGTGATACATAATCACATTGCAAAACATCATAAACTAGGAAAACTCAAGGGTTGGAATATTCTTAATGTTTTTCTAGCAAACAAAGTGAAAGGTAGATTACATTCTGGTTGTGCTTATGTCGGCTACTCAAATATGCTGTATGGCTTGAAAAAAGAAGGCTGGAATATGTATTTATCAATAAATCGTAAAGAAAGCATTGATGAAATTATTCAGTTGTTTGGCCATGAGCTTTATCACAGCTACGGCTTTAACCATAAAGACTACCCTGATGCGAAGGTACTCTTTGTCGGTTGGGAAGTTGATAGGATTAAAGCTAAGTTTGGTAAAGAGCTCACAGTTAAACCTGAGCCTAAGAAAAGACTAAAACCTGTAAATACTATTTGGAAACAGATTGATGATTTTCATGCTTCAACAACAAGGTATGAAATCGTGAAGTCACCTGTTGATGATTGGTATATCTATGATATTGATGAGGACAATATTATAGATTATTGCACCTATCCAAAAGAAGCATTGGAATATGCAAAATGGTTAGAATCAGAAAGTAAATCATAACCACAAGAGGGGGCTTCGTGCCCCCTTTTTTTTGACTTTTGTCACAGACTTTTGTCATGGGGAAAACCACTGTACATGGGCTTTTGGCAAGATTTAGGCTTTTGTCACACTTTCTTAATTTCTATAAAATGTTATACTAACCAAATAAGAAGCAACTAGAGCAGACTTTAAGATTGGTCAGCTCACATAAAAACACCCTAAAAGAGAAGTAAAGGTGACATAGTCTGTAACATTAATTTATTTTTAGTCAAAAATATGATAAAATCTGCCGTGAACTTAAGTTGCTTTGGCAACAGATTCAATCTAACGATTGACTCAAGTTGCCTCTAGTTCACTCCCCCCGTAAGGGGGAATCATCTTTTATCACCCAAGGGTGATTGCGAAAGGGGAGAAGTTTATCTATAATCATTTCATGCCAAGAAAACACCTTAGTAGAGCCTCAGAAGTATATTGGGCTCAAGAAGCTGTTAAGAATAGAGAAAAATATCCTACTATTGCTGAAGCAGTAGATATGTTAGAATCAGTGTTCGGTCAAGTAACTGTGATGAGAATTAAACATGGCAAGAGAAAAAGTCCTAAGTCCCAAACAAGTTAAGTTTATCGATTTTTATATGCAAGGCTTCACGCAAAGTGAAAGTGCGTTTCGTGCTGGGTTAGGCACATCTAAGAATTCAGCTAAGGTGTATGCCAATCAGTTGATGAATAAACCAGAATACATTCATGTCCAAGATGAGATTAAAAGACGACAGATGGAAGCATTGGAAAATGCTGGGGTCTCTTTGGAAACTCATATCAAAAGTTTAAAGAGTATTAGGGATAGAGCCTTGTCGGATAAAAACTATTCGTCTGCTGTTAAGAGTGAAGAATTAATCGGTAGGGTTAGCAACTTGTATCAGACTCAGACTAAGACCACAATTGAACACATACATTCATTAGACCTTGAATCCACTAAGGCTAAGATACTTGAATTGCAAAAGAAGTTGTCGCCTTATTTAGAAGGTGAGGTTGTCGAAGCTGACATCAATCCTCAGTAAACTTAATCCAATAATAGATTATCACTCCAAGAATGGTTAGGGCTAAAGGTATATAACTCAAAGTTGCTCCATTTTATCTTGATAGAATTGCTTGTTGGAATGGAGTAGCACACACGCAGTTATGAAAAACACACATATAAAGGAGATTAGCGTGTATGCTATCCAAATCATTCAAAGTCGCCTCATTGGTAGTATTGGTAAATTACCACAGCAATGATATAAATAAAAATGATAGTGAAGTATAACTTTTCGTAATCTATCTTCTTTTTCATTGCCAACAACTTATATCTGGTGGGTCGCCACCATCGTCAAAAAAAGCTAAGACCACAATAGCTATGCCTAATATCGCAATAGCTAAAATAATATTATCTTCAAACATCATTTCTTTTTCCTTGTTAATAATCTGTGCAAAATCCAATAGGTTAAGACTAAAGCTGCTACAGCACTTAAAGATACTAAAAGATGAAAAGCTAAATAAGCTAAGTCGTCTAAAGTGTTTTGCCAAGATTGGTAAGTCGCCATATCCATAGAGCCACTGTAGACCAAGCGTTCTAAATGTCCATTCATGTTTTATCCTTACCTAGCCAAGCATTGGTTTCCATTACTTTAACACATTTATAGCAGTAGTTACCTTGCATATCCTCATCACCGATAAATGGGTTGGTCATGCCTTCAATGTTCCAAGCAATCTCATCGTGTAATAAAAACTTCTTATCGCATTTATCGCAAGTTCTATAATCGTCATAAGTTTCAGTTGCCATTAGTTTCCTTGTTAAATTGAATTGGGTTGGATTCAGCAGTTATCATTTTATTAACAGCAATATTTATGCAAGTTGTGTTGTTTGGTAAGTTAAACACCTTGCAAACAGTTGTCCAATCGTCATCGTTTTTAAAATCTGATTCCCATAAAGTATGTTCAGTCATCTTTTCTCCTTAATGAATTGTGCCTTGACTCTCTGGTAAAAGAAAATCGAAGACATCTTCGTTAATCTGCAAGCGTCCATCAA